TGTTATTTTACCATCTACAATAGATTGACTAATAGAATTTCCTGTTTCATTAAAATCAAATTGAACAAGTACTCTTGTTTGATAATCAAATGAACTATTGCTATAAACTTTCTTTATTTCAAGAATTTGATCTTGGCCATAATTTTGATCTTTTTCAGATATACCTGTGGTAGCTTTGTTTGAACCACTTGATATCCACGCGTCTTTAACTGGATAAATATAATAATGCATTATCTTACTACTCCTTTAATATCTGTGTCTGGATACTTTAATTCAAATACTGCCGCATCATATGATGGTATTATAATACTATTATCAGAAGACTGCGCTGAATAAAAATCATAAAAGAATCCATAATTTGTAGATCCATTTGCAATAGATGTTATATTACCATCTAAATCTATATAAGAAGACGCTAATAATTGATTCATTACTTCAGCCCCTGTGGCCGTTGCAATGGTATATCCGCCAGATTTATAATCTTGGTGTTGTGTTATTGTGACATGATTTACTGATCTTACACCATCTACACCCATTAATAGATATTCAAGATCACTAACATAAATAGGTTGTTTAAATTGCATCTTTTCAATTCTAAAAAAGTCTTTTATTTTTTCTATACATCTTATTTTAACTTCTTGTTTGTTTACAAACTTATGAGCAGATATATCGAAGAGTACTCCAAAATTAATTATAAATCCATTTCTTAAAACTATACCATCTGTAATCATTCTATATTGATTTAAATAATTTTTTAAATTATTTTTAAGTAATTGGGGTGAATTTACTAAATATTTATTATGATCATATGATAACATATACAATTCTACTGTAGGTACTGTACCATCCCAGAGGCCTCTAAATTCTGATATTTGTATATCTGGTGCACCACCGGAAGAACTAACGTAATTAAATACGTCATCTACTTGAGCTCTGGTACAATAAACTTTTGCTATATTACCAAACTTTGCTGGCAAATTCATTACTCTAGCTTCAAAGTCTTCTTTAGTTACACAACGTTCTTGTGTGGAAAAATATGCTTTAGCTCTTTGTTTAATTTCTTCTACAGTTTCTCCGGATGAGCCGCCTCTAGCGGGGTCTATATTATTTACTGTAATAGAGCCATTATCAACACCATATGTTGCAGGTGATCCAATAAGTGTTGTTAAATCTCCAGCCGGTACATTAGACTTTATACCACCGCCTATTCTATATTGTACTGTTAATATTGTGTTTGATGGAGTTTCACCTAATGTAGAATATGCTGTTCCTATAGTATCTGATATTGCTCGATTTAATTGAATTTCATCACCAGGTAAAACCATTCCAGCCTGCTGAGTTGTATGCCAATCTGAATCGAGTGTACTACCTCCAGTTTTTAAAAGACCATTACCAAAAATTAAACTAGTATATCCATCTACATCAATTTCCGTTATAAATCTCTTTGGTGCTTTAATATATTCTAACGTATAAGGAACTGCAACTTGCATTGGCGCTTCAGGCGTTGAATTATCAGCATCAGTATCAAGTGGCAGATATGCACTAGCTAAATCATCAGTATTTCTATATCCATGATCATAGTATGCAGTATTAACAGGCACATTGTCTTGTGCTAAATATTGAACTTCATACCAAGTATTATTATTACTATCTTTAACACTTATTATTTCAATTACATTTGTTTCCGATAAAGTTAATTGTAAAAATTGTTCAGGGCTGCCTATTGAAAAATCTTTTGTGACTGTTTTACCAGATATGGCTAACATTTTTCGTGTTAATGTATATTGTGTAACATACCCTTGGTCATTCCATGTAGATTGAGATTGTGGAGAATCATATGCACCACTAATAGTAAAATCTATATCACCAACTGTTTCAAAAATTATGCTAGAATCACTAGTAGATCCTATTTGCATACCCCCTTTAATCAAAAATGCACCAGTCCAATCTGGATGGGGATTATTGAATGTTCCAGCAACACCGACATCGATAGTAACTGTTACTTCTGATTTAGCAGGTGTGATTGATTTTACTTTATACCCTAACATATTTGCTAAATTTATTACATTTCTTCTTTCTTCAGCTAATGGTAATAACATTTCTCTATATTGCTGATCAATATAAAAATTAAGAACATCACCGACATATGCAGACATTTCTATCAACATCATTCCTGGTGAGGTTTCATTAAAATCTCTATATGTATTTGGGAAATATGTTTTTGCATATTCTACTAAAGTAGATTTCAAAGAAGAAAAATCTTTATTTACGTAATTAATATTACTATCTTTAATATCTTTATTTGGATACATTTATTATTCTCCTGTTATATCTACTGCTACAGAGTCAATTATATTAGGACTATTTTTTATATTAAATAATATAAAAACATTTAATTCATTTTTCCCTATTGAATCTGTTTCATCCATATTTATTTTTATTTCTTTTATCTCAACAAAGGGTAACCACATTTCAAACGTATCTACTATCTCTACTTTTATACTATTTTCAGCATCTTCTGAATATTGTTCAAATATAAATCTTCTAAGATTCAACCCAATTTCAGGCTGTAAAAATCTTTCACCTTTAGTTGTTAATAATATATTTCTAATATTATTTTTAACAGCTTCCATTGTAGTGGCTGTAGATGCAAAATATCCATCAACATCATCAGATTTTCTTATAGGTAAATCTAATCCAATAAAAATATTTTCATCTCTATCTTCATTAAATGAACCTGTTATTGATGTATCTAAAATAGCCATTATTTATCCTTTTTCATTCTCTCATAATTTATTCTAACTTTTGCAAAAGGATTCCACCCTTTACCAGATGCTCTAGTATCACCAGCCATTGGGGAATTAAGTCCAATATATGCATGGCCATGTGATTTTAATTTCGTACCCTGGCCTACATTACCCCCACCTTTTGTTACAGTTAAAGCAGGTATTTTTATTGATTCACCACCAGGCAGCGCAGCAGTCGGATTAAGTACTGGTCCACCTGCATTTGTCAGGGTTCCTGGTTTAATATCTCCATATATAGGTCCTGTAGTTTCTAAATGATCTAACTCTAAATATGCTTTTAACTCTACAACTTCCCAAGTTTGTTCTGCTAAAAATCTCTTTATTGCTTCAGTCATATCATCAGCAAAAACAGATAAGTTCGCTTTTATCTCACCAGATAATTCCACTGTATTACCATTACTCATTACCTTTTCCATGGCAGCTTTTATATCTGATTTTAATCCTTCACTAGCCATTATTTTCTACCCCCCCTGGAGTTCCCATTGCCTTAACTAATTTACTATAATCTCGTGTTAATGCTTCTTCAACATGATCAGGCACATTTTCTGGATTAACATTAGCCTGTACAGCCATTTCTGCTACATTAATTTTAGCATCATTAGGTTTCATCATATCACCATACGATTTTGCCATAACAGCAGCCATATCATCTGTAGTATGAACTTTATCACCCATAGTTTCATATCCACTAACATTTGCTGTTTCATTTAACACCTCATTCAATACTGAATTTTTTGAATAATGTTTTTTTGCAACAGCTTTCCTTTTTGGTTTAGTTGTTGGTTGTGTAATTTCTTTAATTACTTCCTTAATACTCATTGCTACTTCTTCTCTTACTATTGTTCTTACTATTTTTCTTAGTTCTGATTTCTTCATATAACCTCCTGTTATTTTTGTGCGTCATTGTCTTCAATAAAATGAAAACTACTTAATACTTGTGTTAATTTAGTACTTATAACTGTATTTAACTCTATCCATCCCGGAGAACCACTACCTTGTACTGGAGCTGATATACCTCCTACGGTCGCGCCAACTTGTAGTTGACCAATTGCTTTAATTATATCACCTAATACTTCAACTAATTTTAATCCAAGAACCATTGGTTCATTAACTGATTCTGTAGATCCTATAATAACATTACCAGCATCTATCATACATAATCTTTTAGTCTTTAAAGTAAAGTCATTTCCTGTACCTATTATTACATCTTTAAATGCAGATAAAAATATACTATTAGTTCTTGCATTGATAGTAATTCTATCTGAATTTACAAATACTTGATTTTCTGTCCTTTTCTTTTCTTTACCATATCCATAATTATATAAATCACCACCAATTCTTCTATGAGAATTATCAATAGCAGGATTATCAGAAGCTAATACAAAATCTTTAACGTCTCTAAAATGTTGTTGTATACTACCTCTATCTAACAATGCAACTGTTGAGCCTACTGTTAATCCTTCTACACTTTTATAATTAGTATTAGATATAATAATATATGGATTTATATTACGACTACCAATTCTTATACTATTACCATGTCTACCCTCAAGCATCAAATCACCATGTATATCTGCTAACATTTTTTCTGATATAAGATTCCCTGTATGCTTTATTTGTGTCCTTTCATTATCTGGATCATCTAACTCTATATTAGATTTTTTTTGTAATCTATGAACTACTGAGTCGTTACCTCTCCAATTTTTTGATGTACCTTCCATATCTTCTCTAGATACTTTAATATCACTAAAATCACCTAATATATCAGAAGATTCTAAATTATCTTTATTAAAATCAACTTTACCATCTGTATTTAGCGGCCCTAAATAATAATTAATACCTCCTAGAGTACATAATAAAACTGGATCCCCAACCATGGGTACATCAACTATACCTCTAAATAAAGGAAAATATCTATCTTCATCATCAAGCATACTAGTCTTTTTTATTTTATGTCCAACATGTGGTTTTGCTAATATACTATTTAAAAGACGACCTTCAGGTATACCTGTATCACTGCTATTAGCCCATGATTCTTCACTAGTAACAACTCCACCAACAATACCTGGTACAAACTGCAACCATACTGGTTGTGGTTTAGTGTTCCCAAATATACGTTTAGAATCGGTTTTATTCGGATCTATTGAGACAAACGTAGAACCCATATTTTAAGTCTCCAAATATTTACTTGTAGTTTTATTCTTTATTTTTAATAATCTATCACTTTCTGATTGTAATTCATCAACTGTATCTTGTAATGTTCCCATCAATTCTTCTTTTTCTAAATCTGATAATAAGTATGATTCTTCATTTTCCCCTACTGACTTTGAAATAATTCGTTGTAATACGCCCGCAAGCTTTACAAGATGCTCATCATTCTTAACTGATACTTCCATGTATTCTTTTATAATTGGGGCTACCATTATAACATCATCTATTGTTGTAATAAAGCCATGTATTTCAGATATAAGTAAATCTATCTGTTTTTTCTTGTTTTGTGTATTTTCATAAATATCTCTAGTTAAATCTTGAAATGTTTTACCTTCAAATATTTCTTTATCATTTGCCATAGTATAAGACTCCTATATGTTATGTGTAGCCATTCATATATAAATATAAATCTTTGAAAGATTTACTATAAAATAAAAAAACCCATTAATAAAAATTAATGGGTTTCTATATTCTAAGTACAGATAATTAACAGTTTTGTTAACTAATCATATTTAGTTAACTAAAAAATGATCTAGTATTTAGTTTTACATATCCTATTTTATAAAATTCATTTAACATTTTCAGATAATATTTCTTCATCACGTTTGTTACTCTAGTAATATGTACTGTTTCTACATTAGTCATTTCTCTTATTAAGATATATAAGGATTTTTTATTAAAGTTTTCAATTTCATGGCGACGTTTCATCAATTCAACAATTGCATATGCTATATCTATATCTTTTTTCTTTTTAAAAATACTTGGTATTTGTTTATCAAAATAACGTATTAAACTCTCAAAAAACTCATCAGTATCACTATCATAAGTTTTACCTTTTATATCTATCTTAGTTATATCGATTGTTTTTTTATACCGACTATAATTAGTATTATTATGTAATATCAAATAATTTTTAGCTACTACTGAAAAATAACTGAATGCTTTTGAGCCTTTTGTATGATCATATTTATGCATATTCATTACTAAAAAAGCTACTACTGCATGTTTTACATCAATGTACACATCATCAAAATACTCAAACTTAAATGTATTGATTATGTTCTCACATAGTTTATCGAAAGCTTTATGTATTTCTTCACCATATATTTTATTTCTTTCTGCTTGGTTTTCATCTCGATCCAAAGCATTATATCTAACAATAGCATCTTGAACATCCATGTCAAAATATAATTTCTTTTTAGCTTTTTTCTTTTTCGGTGGTTTAGGTACTACCTCTTTAGTTTTTTTCGTTTTCTTCGGCACTAGCACTATCCTCCTCGATTTCTTCGTTTTCAAATATTCCATTTAATAACTCCTGTAACTCTTTTAATTGTTTAAAGAAAAATCCAGTCTCATCGTCAGATTCATAATGTCCTTTATCATCAACCTGTCTCATCTTCTGTGTTGCAAACTCAATTATACTTTGAAATTCTATAATTAAATTTTCATATTGATTTATTCTTTTTAATGAAAAATATACTATTGTAGATGACACCACACTAATTAAAAAAAATAAAATTGTTAATATCCACCACATATTTATCTCCTAATTTGAAAACAATTCATCAAATTTAGATTTGAGATTGTCTACTTGTTTTTGTTCATCTTTTGTTTTTGGAACTTTTGTATTCACTATACCATCAT